CCAGCTGGGCGACATCCTCGGCAATGTCTGGTCCACGCTCCAGTCCGTCCTGAATGTGGCTCCGGGTGAAGGTCTTCTGACGTGGCTGGTCAATGTCACTGGGAAGCTCGCCGAACTGGCGGGGTCCGCGGAGGGCCAGGCGAAGATCGCACAAACCTTCGAGACGCTGGCGCAAGTCGGCTCAGCCGCTGGTCAGGCACTGGCCGTGGTGGCTGGCATCGTCGCGTGGCTGGTCGACACGATCAACAATCTGCCGGGCCCGGTTAAGGACACCCTGACCTCGTTCGCGGGTTGGGCGATTGTGCTTGGCCCGGTGTCGTCGATGCTGGCCTCGGTTGCCTCCGGTGCGCTGGGGGTGGTCGGCAAGATCCCCGCGCTGGTGTCAGGGATCGCTACCGCTGGCTCAGCTATGGGTGGGTGGATCGCTACCGGGGCTCGGGTTGCGGCCAGTTGGGCTGTGATAGCCGCACAGGCGACCGCGCACGCCGCTCGGGTGGTTGCGGCCTGGGTGGCTGCCGCAGCGCAATCGCTTGCTGCCGGGGTCCGAATGGGGGCGGCTGCTGTTGCCACCGCGGCGCGGGTGGTGGCCGGATGGGTGCTGATGGGCACGCAGTCCCTGCTTCAGGCGGCCCGCATGGCCGCCGCTTGGGTGCTCGCCATGGGTCCGGTCGGCTGGATCATCGCCGCCATCGTCGCCCTGGCCGTGCTGATCTACACCTATTGGGACGAGATCGTCGCCTGGACCACCAAGGCGTGGTCGGCCGTCGTCGACGCGGTATCAGCGGCATGGGACTGGATCGTCAACGCGATCGGCGCCGCACTCGACTGGATCGGAAACTTGATCAAGTCCGCGTGGGACGCCTACATCGGCATCTACATCTGGGCTGGTCAAGCCATCCTCGACGCCGTCACGGCCGCATGGAACTGGGTCGTTGACGCCGTCTCCAGCGCGCTGGACTGGATCGGTGAGGTGATCTCCGCCGGTTGGGACTACGTCGTCAACATCGTGACCTCGGCAGGCCAGGCCATCTGGAACACCATCAAGGCCGCGTGGCGGATGGCGTCCAACGCCGTCAGCGAAGGAATCGACGCTGTCGGCAACTTCATCTCTGGTCTTCCAGGCAAGATCATGGGCTGGCTGGGTGACCTCGGCTCCCTGCTCTACAACTCCGGAAAGTCGCTGCTCGAAGGCCTGTGGCGCGGTATCCAGGCGTCGGTTGGCTGGGTGAAGGACAAGGTCGCCGGGGTGGTCGGCGAGATCAGGAACTTGTTCCCGTTCTCCCCTGCCAAGGAGGGACCTTTCAGCGGCAAGGGCTGGACGCTCTACTCAGGACAGTCCATTGTCGAAGGTCTGGCGGCTGGTATGCGGATGGCCACCCCGGAAGCCCTGCGCACCGCTACCAGCCTGGCGGGAAGCCTCGCCGCAGCGCTGCCTGGCGGGGGAACGCTCAACCTCGCGGGCGTAGGTGCAGGCGCAGGTACGGGGTTCGGCGCCCCCAGTGCGGCTGGGATCTCCATCGGCACCATGAACGTCTCCCCGCACCAGACACCGACCGACGTGGCCCGTGACCTGTACTGGCTGAGCCAGGGACGAGGTGGCCGCTGATGGCCGCCGGTGACCTGATCACCCGGGACGGGCAGATCGAGTGGCGCGGCGTGCTGCTCGGCGCCGGCACCCCGTACCGGAAGGTGGGCCTCGAAGGCTGGCAGGACCTGGCCGACGTGCGCAGCGACAATCCGAACATCTCCGGATACCACGGCGCCTACCAGGGATCCCTGTTGTCAGCGCCCCGGGTGGTGACCTTCTCCTACCTGCTGGCCACGTCCACCGCCACGTTCCCGGGCCACGTGCGTGAGCTACAGCGGATCACCGCGCTGCGTGAGGACACCACCGAGGAACCGCTGGTCATCCAACTCGACGGCCGCAAGCACTACGCGATGGCCCGCTGTCATCGCAGGTCGATCCCGGTCGACAAGCGCTACCCGCTCGGCTACACCACCGGGGCGATCGAGTGGGTGGCCACCAACCCGCGCAAGTACCAGCTCCCGCAGCAGTCCGTCAGCTGCTCGCTGGCCGCGCCACCGGTCGGTGGTCTCGTGTGGCCGTTGGTGTTCCCCCTGGATTTCAACCAGACCATCAGCGGCGGCGTCATGACGCTGACGAACAACGGCAACGCCGACGCCTGGCCCACCTTCACCGTGCTGGGACCCATGACCGGGCCCACGATCACCAACCTGACCACCGGCCAAAAGCTGGTGTTCAACCCGGTGGTCACGGTGATCCCCGGCGGTATCGAGATGGTCATCGACACCCGCCCATCCGTGCGCACCGTACGTGGAGCCGGGACGAGTGTGCGGCAGCTGCTGATCTCCGCCGACTGGTTCGCCGTACCCGCCGGGTCCTCCATCCAGGTGGGCATCACCTCCAGCACATACGACCCCGCCGCGCTGCTGACCGCAGCTTGGTACCACACCGACCTGTGAGGATTCATGGCTGAACGCAAAAGCTGGGCGGTGTCCGCGTCCCCCGGCGGCGAAATCACCACCCTGGACGGCCGCCACGCCCTCGGGTCGATGCTCACGGGGATCACCGGCAACGCCACCTACAAGCGCACTGGGCGCATCCCCTACGGCTCCGAGCCCCTGAAGGTCACCGCCACCACGCCGACCCCGAACGGATTCGTCCACGTCAGCCCCGGCCACCTGGTGCTCATGGGCACCCGGAGCCTGGCCCCGTACGTCTGCACCCTCGATGCGGTGAAAGACCTCAATGTCTTATCGACGGCGGCGCATGGATCGCTGGCCAGGATCGACCGGATCGTCGCGCAGCAGAACGACACTGGGCACTCCGACGCGGACAACACCTGGACCATCAAGCAGTTCGTAGGCAACCCCAACGCGGTCCCGGTGCCGGCGACCGTGACCGGCAGCCCTGACTACGTCGTCCTGGCGGAGGTGACCGTGCCGGCGGGCGCCTCGTCGATCTCCTCGGGCAACATCGCCAACCAGTACGCCCCGTACACGGTGCCCCTCGGCGGCATCTTGCCCGTGCTCAACGCGACCGAACGCGACGCGCTGTTCGCCTACGAGGGCATGGCCGTCTGGCAATCCGATACCGACTGGCTGCTGACCTACACCGGGTCCGCCTGGCGAGTGATCGGCATCCCGGTCGTCTCCACCTCCGGCAACCTGTCGACCATCCCCAGCCCGTACAACGGGCAGATCGCCTGGGTCACCGCCACCAGCGAGCTCTACCGGTACAACGGGTCAGCCTGGGTCGGCCTCCTCATGGAGGCGCACGTCTACCAGACCAGCACCCATGCGCTGACAAACGGCGCGTTCACCTCGCTGCTCATGCAGGCCGAGGGCACCGACCCACTCGGCTGGCACAGCACCGTGTCGAATACCGACCGGGTGATCCCGAACATCGCCGGTCGATACGAGGCATTCGGGACTTCCTGTGCCGCGATCTCCGCTGTCGGCAACCGGGCAGCGCAGATCTTCAAGAACGGCGCTGGTATCACCGGGTACGGCTACAACTCCTCACCCGCACCGACCGGATCCGATGCGGTCTCGTCCGTCTACGCGTACGCACAGGCCGACATGAACGGAACCAGCGACTACTTCACCATCGGTGGCTACCAATCCGCCGGAACCCTGAGCAGTGCCTACTCGGCCGGTAACTACGGATCGAATCTGACCGTCCGGCGGATCGGCCCGTAATGGGGCTCTACCGCTACGAGTTCCGTAGCCTCGCGGGCAACGTGATGATGGAGGAAGTCGCGCTCGCCGACGTGCAGTTCACGCGGGCGCTCAACGAGACCGGGACCTTCTCCGCGAAGTTCCCCCTCGGCGACCCGGGCGTGCAGATCAAAGACCCGTACCAGCTCACCACCCCCTGTCATTCGACGATCACCGTGTACCGGGGTGAGGTGCCGGTGTGGGGCGGCATCATCTGGACCCGCAAGTACGACTCCGCTTCACAGATGCTCGATGTCGGGGCGGCCGACTGGTGGAGCTACTTCGACCACCGCCGCGTGCTCCCGGTGCTTCCGCCGTCGCCGGACACGACCGTCGTGGCACCACTGTCCACGGTGTACAGCGCCGTTGAGCAGAACGACATCGCCCGCGGCCTGGTGACCCTGGCCCAGTCGCACACCGCCGGGGACATCGGCATCGAGCTCGACACGACCACCTCGGCGATCACCAGGGACCGCACCTACTGGGGCTACCAGCTCGCCGAGGTCGGCGAAGCCCTCAGGCAGCTGACGGGGGTTATCGACGGCCCCGACATCGTGTTCGGTGTCGGGGCACCGTCCGGTACCGATGGCAAGCCTCGCCGTCTGATGCGGGTCGGCACACCGGATCTCGGCCAGCAGGGCGCGCCCTGGGTGTTCGAGTACGGCGCGAACATCTCGAGCTACACCTGGCCCAGCGATGGCACACGCATGGCAACCCGGGTCCTGGCGGTCGGCGACGGCACCGAGCAGGCCATGCCCATCGCCGTCTCCGAGGACACCAGCAAGTACGAGTTCGGCTGGCCGCTGCTGGAGAGCGATTCGTCGTACACCTCGGTCACCGACATGGCCACGCTCCAGTCGCATGCGGACGCCGACCAGCGCATTGCCCGGCTCCCGGTGGCTCTGCCGGAGTTGACGATCCGGGGCGATGCGGAGCCCACGTTCGGCACGTATTCCGAGGGTGATTGGGCGCGGGTGATCATCCGGGACTGCTTCTTCACGGGCACCGGCCTGGATACCACGATGCGGATCGTCCGCATGGCCGTCTCGCCCGGCGACGCTGGGGAAGAGGTCACCCTGACCATGACCCCGCTACTTGAGGATGTGGCGTAGTGGGCGCGATCAACCAGCCGTCGAATCTGGCCGATCAGATCGCCGAACTCCGGCGCCAGATCAAGAATCTGATGGTGCGCGTCGGCCTGTCCTCCGCCACTATCAGCAGCGGCTCGCTGACCGTGAAAGATGGTGCCGCCTTCCAGGTCCTGCATCCCAGCGGAAATTACCTGCTGGTGATCAAAAAAGTTGAGTCGACGGGCACGTTTTCATTCGCCCTCGGCCGCGATGATGGCAGTGCCGTTTTTGCTGAATATCTGCACGCTGGCGGTATCCAGGGGTGGGCGCTGCTCGACCACGACAACTTGGCCGTAGTCAGGGAGGATCCCAGCGGCAACGGTCTCGGCCGCCCATACCTGGACATCCCCCTGTACCGGTCGCGGGTGGCGGATTGGACCTCGACCACCAACGGGTCATTCGAGAGCCTCTACGCCGGCGGTTTCGAAACCCATCACCCGTGCTTGGGGTTCTCGTTTTCACTCACCGACAGCGGCGCGACCGGTGAACTCCGGTTGATGATCGACGGTGTCCAGGTTGGCAGCACGTTCACTTACTCTGGCCCCTCGTGGTGGACCGGGACGATCCCCCATGGGGTGTCGCTGCACGTGACTCACCTCTTGTCTGTGGAGGCTCGGCGCACAGGCGGCGCTGGTGCGCTGTACGTGTCCCCGTACTACGTACGCGGCGAGCAGACACCGTCCTGACGCATCCAGGTTTATCCGAGCAACTTCTCAAGATCGAGCGAGGTGGGTGTGGGTGATTGGGCTGCGCTGCTCACCGCGATCGCCGCAACTGTCACCGCCATCGGCGGTGTTGTCGTCGGTCTGGTCCAGGCTCTGCGCACGTCCGGCCGGGAGCGTGAGCGAGCAGCGCTCACGGCGATCGACGCGAGCCAAAACCAGCGACTCGAAGAACTTGAGTCGACGCTGCTGCCGAAGGAGAAGCGTGCCCAGCTGGCCGAGATCCTCCGCCTGCTGGATGAGAAAGAGGAGCGCCAGGCCGATGAGACGTGGGGGGCTCCGTGACCGATGACCTGCGGGCAACTGCCCGCATGTCCGCTGCCCGTGCGGTGGATCGTGGTGCACGCCGGTGGATGTACGCGCTGGCCGCGCTGGTGGTGGTCAGCGTGCTGGCCCTGGGCTGGTTCTTACTGCGGGCCTGGGGCGACGTGCAGCAGCTGCG